CCATCTAGTTCACCACCAACACAGATATTCATTTTAAGTACCAAATTCTAATTAGACTGGACTATAGCACAAAACAAAAAAAGCTCACCATTTGGCGAGCTTTTAAAACAATTTGGTGCAACGCTTATAACTTCGTCCCACCATATCACAAATCTAAACCAAGTGTGCTGCACTGTCAAGATTGCAACACCTCAATTTTTCCATCCAAATATGCCAAGCCTTTATCAATCTCAGCACGTACCTTTGCTTTACTACATCTATGCACACTAGCAATTGTTAGATACGACCAATTATTTTCATAATAAAGTATTAAAAACCAAGCCCTTTCTTGTAAAAACTCCCTATTATCGTTATGCATTTTCGCCAAGAGTTTACTTACTTCAACTGCTTCATAATCTTCAATTTCGCATGGCATAGAGACCTTACTTGATCTAATTCTAGTTGTGTCATTTTGGTCAATTAGACATGCTAAAGGATTTGCAGAAACTTTAGATTTTGTTGATCTTACCCATAGACCATATTGTTCCAACCATTGATGAGCAGAACGTTTAGACCAATCCATTGTCTTGTTATTAACTTTTGCATTCATGTTTAAACTTCCCTCACATCAATATTGTGAACTGTTTTCATCAGGTGTTTCTTATTTCGGTAACTCGGTAGCTTGCGTGTAGCTATAGACTTCACATCTTCAACAACGTATTCACCTGCTGTCGTGAAATAAGTGAAATCGGCAAAATATCTAAGTGCTGGTTTAGCTCGTTTCTCCCCTTCTAATTTTGTCTTCGGTGCCAATTCAAATTTTGTGTGATGCTGCAATTCTTTAATTTCACCTCGTTGTTGTAGAGCCTTTAGCTCGATATACCGTTTGTATTCTTTAGTACTGTCAAAAGTCATTCCATCCAATTTAATTTTCGAAGCATTAAACTTGTTACGCCCCTTTTTAACTTTTTGAGCTTTCGGACATGTTGAGCGGTAATCTGCAAGGCTCATTGATGTCATTTAGGCTCACCACCATTGAGCACTTGCTCTAAAGCTTTAAAGGTTCGAATCATCGCCATTTTTAGAAATTCATGATTGCCGCGCATGTCCTCTTCAACATACTGCAAAGCAAATTGAGTCTCTTTTAATGCCGCATCCACCCGCTTTTGCAGCTTCAACATGTTTATGCCTTGTTGAGTGTATAGGGCTTGCAGCTCGTCACGCTCTTGCTTGATTTTTTTAAAGTGAACTTCATGACCAATCACTTCACCGTGATGAGATGCTTTAAGCTCTGTAATTTCTTGATGCAAATCAATAATTGCCTGAGCCTTCACACGGTTTAAGCGCTCAAGTTCTGCAATGCGCCCATGATTACCTTTTATTGTGGCTTTAAGCTCCTCCACTTTCGCTTGCTGGTGCTGCCATGCATTGGCCCATGCTTCCCACTTTTCGTTAAATGACTCCAAGTACATTGCATCAATTCTTCTTGAACCATTTGAAACATATCTTCCAAATTTCCCAAGAGTCATATCAAAGTCGACATCTGCTCTAAATAGCCCAATCCAGTACTTTTGCTTCTCAAACTCTTCTCTACACTTATCCATTCTTCACCCCAATCTATTGAGCTTGTCAGCCTCGTTAATGTGCGCCTCAGTTACTTTGCAGTTAGGCGAAATGTGGTTTTCTGGCTTGTCTAGGATTTCTAATTCCCTTGAATTCGAGGGTTTATCAATGCGGTGGCCTGCTTCAATGTCATCTTCTGACGCAGGTTTTAACGCAGCCAGGCTTACTAAGCTCCATCGGCCTTGTGATTCAACTACAGCATCACCGTCTTCAATCTGAATAAATTTCATTAAGCAAGGTGGCAGTAAACGGCAATATGGCTTTGAAGTATCAAAGACAACCCAGTCACCACGTTCAAACTCTTTAAAATCACGCATGGCTGGCTCCTTTTAAACTTGGCAATTGATCAATAAACTCCAAAGCTTCTTCAAGGCTCTCTGCATACCCAACATCGAGTTGTGGCTCACAATCAGGGTCCGCATCTAAGAGTTTGTTTTCAGTATCGGCGTCTATGTCAATAAAGTAAGCACCACCACCACCATAACAATCAGACATGTATTCCCAATGAACTTCTGCGGGAATCCCTTTCTTCTTGAGTTCTGATCTAATTTTTCTACTACTCACGGAATCACCTTTATATTTTTCATAAGCCAATTAGAAGCTGCCGGATGTTTCCAAGCGCCTAGTTCTTCGTACCAACACATTAGATTGCCGCTTTCTATTTTGAAGAATCTTGTTTGACCACCCAACGAAGTAAAGAAGTGTGTAGCGCCATCTGGAGTGTCTTTTTTATTACTCATCCCCGCCTCCGTATATTGATTCGTGGTCTTTGATTGCTTGCTTCAAACGATCTGATTTGTAACCATCTGGAACATATGCTTTTGCACCTTGTAAGCCACCAAGCTTCTTGACCAAATCCAAAGACTCTATGAGGCGATTGACCACATCACGCTCAAATACACGTTCGCCATGGTGAGGCTTGATTTCATCTGTAAAATCAATTTCACCTTCATGAACCACCAAATACTTAGCAGTGTTGACAAATGACATTGATATTCTGAAAGTGTTAGGCCCAAACTCACGAATAAACTGTTCTGGTTTCATACCGCCTCCTTGTAACGTTTAGTAATGGCTTCCTGCTTAAGCTGGTCTAGCATTTTCAGCTTTCTTAATTTCTCGTATAGGTTCGCTGCTGCTCTTGTTTCTTCATTACGAGTACCGAGGTTGTACGCTCTGCGCAGCTTCATCATTGAGGTGTAATCTACAAATTCGTTCATGCTTTCAGCTCCCCTTTAACATTCAGGATGTCTTTTGCGTATTGCGTAGCCTTGTAGGTTGCATATGAATCTTTTTCTAGGTACCCACTTTTGATTAGCTCTTGGACATAGCATTGAATAGTGTTGTTAGGTGCATCTAACACATAGTCACGTAAATCCTTCATTGTGAAAGGCTCAGTCGCATGCGTTGCGAACAACAAAATGTCAAAAATGTTTTGGAACGCGATTACTCTTTGTTTTGGATTCACGCCGCACCTCTCTCTTCCACTGGGAATGACATCCCAACGAAACGGCAAATATCTAAACGGTCTTGAACATTCACAGATCCACGCTTGCCATGACGGTTTTTGGCAATAATTAACTCGGTTACACCAGTTGGCGCATTAGTCTCTTTTTCGAGGATTGGATGAACCACTGGATGAATTGTTCTTCTTGTCGTTCTTTCTTCCAGCCACCAGCATTGATCATGACTTTTTCAGTAGTACCAATGACCTGACGGCCTTGCTTTTTAAAACCAGATCTAGCCCACATCACAGCAATATCGGGATATCGAAATGACCGTAAATGCATGTGATCAGGGTTAAATAATTTAGATTTAGGATCTAGAAAAACCTTTCTTATCCATTCCCATAATTCTGGCGCTGGCACAAAGTTAGGCGTACCCATTTCAAAAATCCAATCTGGAGGCATTGGACGAACAGGCACATGAAAGCCGACTTCATTTTTCATAAATTTAACCCAATAAAAAAAAGCCCCAAATTGGGACTTTGTAATTCATTAATTAAGTAAAAAATATTCCATAATTCTTTCAATCTACTACAAACTTAATTCTGCTTTTGACTCTCAATCATTTCTGAAAGGCTTTTTTGAAATTCAGGGATGGAAAATATATCAATATATGGCATTTTAAGAATCCTTTTATTTTTCTTAAGTACGCCTAAGCCAGAAAGAGACTGTGATTTATCTGTTAGGAAAAAAAATTCAAAACAGTAACCCTCAAAAATAGTTAAAAACCGAATTCGCTGCATATTATCAATATTACAATAAATATCAGTTATAAAATCTAATTCCATTTCATTAAATGGAGCTATCAAACTTACTAATTTTGAAATTCTGAGATCATAACATTCGGTTAAAAAAACCCGCTCGTTCTTAACACTTTCCTTTAAAAAATTTTTAGCTAAAGGAGATTCATCAAAAATTTTTAATTTTTTAAAAACTTCATGGTTAGATTCAATTCCTCTCCACATGATAGACAATAAATATAATATAAGCTTATTTTGGTCAACACCTTGAATTTCATAGTGATTATCTCTCTTTTTATGTTTTACAGATTTAATTCTATTTCTTAAAATATTTAATGAATAGTCTTCATATTTTTTATTTAGTTTATGTTCACATTCACCACATAACATATATGTTGCCCACTGATCTTGATCTTTGACAACTTTATTATGCTTTTTATCAAATCTTAAAGCATGATTTGCACCTTTTAAGGCCTTTTTAAAAACTGCTCTGCCAATGACATGCGAACGTTTCAATTCTTTTTCTAGATCGCATAGTTTGCAAATTCCTTTTTTCATTTTGCTGCATATCACTCTTGATGTTTCATTTATATTTTATCAATAAAAATAAAGGAATAAAAAATTAAAATATTTAGGATTATTAACAAAAAAAAGCCCCTCCAATAATCGATATTCAGCGAGGCCATTTGCGCCATAATAAGCTCGGTAACTTTTCTATAGATGCGTAAAAGTAATTTTTTAAAAATATCTTTTAAATTTAATTTATTAAGCAAAAAAGAAATATTACCCTATTTTTCAACTTCTTTTAATAAAATATACAAAGCTGCATAGTTATCAATAGCTGCGACAATTTCCTGCTTTTTTTGATCAAATGATATAACAGGTGTTCGGTTTTGATGAACTTTATCAATAATTTCATTTTTCAAATCGATATAAAAAACCGTAGGTTTAGGGAATTCATCGCTATCATTGAATTGCTTGTCATGAAATATAGGATAAAATTTATTTAATTGATCAATTAACAACCTTGTTAATTGAACTTGAATTTCAGACTTTAGATCATTAAAACAATCCGATTGTTTAATTTCGTTGATGAGTGAAAAGAAATATTCTGCTCTACTATCCACTAAATGGCTACTTCCAAAACCACCTGAAGAATGTAAACTTTTCAAAAGTAACATCCGATATGTTGAAACTTTAATTGACTTTAATTGATCTATTGTTACTTGTAATTCCTTTTTTGCTTCTTTTAATTTTACAATATTGCCCCCAATTGATAGCTCTTGAACCTCATCAAAATATGCGATTATTGCGGATACAATTGCTGAAAATATTATCAAAATAACGAAGTGGTTTTGGTCAATGTATTTATCCTTTAAAAGGATAAAGGAAACAAATGAAAATAAAATAAATGTAATTAAAGAAAATATGATTCTCATGCAGATTTTCAGCAAAGAAAATTTTATTATCAACAATTTAAATATAGTTGCAATAACTTTTTCTAGATTTCCACTTAAAGATATTTTATTCATTCTTATAAAATAAAAGCCCATCGTTTGATGAGCTTTTGAATCTCAGTGATTTGCATACAATAAGATCATTGTAATACAAATATGCCACACCCCGTGCGCACACTCAAGCGGTTTTTTCAAAAGTTTCAAACTTAAATTGAGGGTTACGGCTTTTGATATAGGCCATACCACATTTTAAATCCTGTCTAATTTGATTAACTGAAGTATCGTTACTTTGAGCAATATCGCGTAAAGAATTACCCATAACATGATGTGACCAAATTGCTGAAATCCATTCTTGTATAATATGGTCTTCGATTAATTTAATATCAATAATCAATCTATGGATTGCACGCGCTTCATTATCATTTAACTCACAGCATGTACCCTTACGGCGAATGCATAAGCGATCTTTTAAATTTTCATCGCTCATATACATAGCTATTAATTTTTCACGTTGTTTTTGAGTGATGCGTTTTGTTGGCATCGTCTTAACAATTTTGACCATTCTTTCGGTATCGCCGTTAAGCCAAGCTCCAAGCTGGCGACACCACTCTTCAAAACTAAATCTAGACCAATCGACCGATTGTAAAATGTGTTGTACTGGCATATTCATTTTCATCCTACCAATTGCTCAATTTGTTTAATCGCCACGCCTGCTTTCACTTGCTCTGTGCTGAACCGTAAAACTGTAAAACCCATCATTGCTGCGGAGTTGTATTTCTCCATATCCCCTATATAGCCTTTACCCCTTGTATGACGGCCTCCACTCCAGATCCCGCCTTCCACCTCAATCAAAATCTTTGTACCCGTTATTAAAAAATCTGCTCTCCATTTACGTTCAGGATGGAATTTATATTCCTGTTCAAAACTGATCTTGCATGCTTTTAAATGTGTTGCTAATACCGTCTCGCCTTCACTCGGCTGTCTTGTACCTTGCTTTGCTGAACGGCGCTTTTTATTTTTCTGAATAGGAAATAATTCACGATATTCAGCAAGGCTCATTGATGACATTAAGCACCGCCCTTTAATAAGTGATCTAATTGATTAGCAATGCCGTTATAAACACGTGATTTATCTAGGTCACCCAAAAGCGTTAATGCATGGGCATCGTTTATAAATTTATCTCTTAACTTTGTTAAACCAGCTTTTAACTTGATTAAAGGATCTATCTCATTTCCATTAACTGCTTCGTGGTCTGCTATAGCCTCCTGAACTCTTTTTATATGAACAACAAAAACTTTATTACCTATTAAAAATTTGATCATTTTGAAATCATTGAAATCAGCAATAAATACTTTGCCTTTAGCAACTTCAACTCCACCAATTTGCTCTATTAGTTCCAACGATTGAACCAATTTTTTAAGGTCTAAAATCTTTGGGGTTACAACACCACCTACTTCAGCAGATCCAATAACAAATCGAGCCTTTTCGATTCCATGTTCCTTCATAAACTCAACTGCATTCATACATTCGCCCCATCAATTAGCTGAAGAATATTTCTAGGGATTGGCATACCCTCCCGACGGCACATCTCTGCGTATTCGTGTGGATTATCGAAAGGATCAGGGCCCAACTCTTTTATAAG